ATTATTATTTTTATAATCATCGAGATAATATGGTTCAAGTACCTTTGTCATCTCATCATAAGGAATAATAGAAACCTGTGATTTTAACTCTGGGTTCTTTCTGATAATAGAAAGAATTTTCTCAGTGAAATCCTCATAATAAGCTTTACCATGAAGATAAGCCTCTCTAAAAGAATTATCTGTATAAGCTCCAAACTGTTCTGCAGATGAAAGTGGTGACTCAGTGGGTTTCTTAACCCAGAAAAATTTCTTTAAAATAGAATCTTCCTCAATGGGCGCAACTACCTTGTTTAAGGTTTCGTGCTTAACAAAGTTCCTCTTCAAAAAAGATATCATTTCTATAGGTATATACGGAACAGATTTTGCACCCTTATCCGCCATAGTATACCCAATATCAAGCTTTTCAAATTCACTCTGACATGCAGTATGGGTAAACCACTTACAATGATGTTTTACGGACATAGCATTATCGTCCCCATAAGTTGCAAGACTAACGTTCTCTGCAAATCTCTCTTTCACGTTTCTATGTAAAGAATAATATACATAACGCATCATAAGAGAGTTACAAATACTATTTAATTGTACAGTAATAAGATTCCCAGAGGGGTTACCATTCGCAAAACGGTACAAATCACCTTCAAATAAGATATTTGGATGGATAATATCAGAAAGAGCTCCTCTAACTAGGGCAAGCTCTTCCTCTCTACACCCAACCTCCTCATACCAGGAAGTAATAATTTTTGCTGCAGCACCTGTTATTTGGGCTGCCATCCGAGTATCAAAACCCGAAAAATCTCCAGCAATCATATTGACTTTACTATATCGCGTCAAATGTTGATAGAGTTCATCCCATTCACGGGACGTAGGCTCTATGCCTACCAAACATTCGGTTATCTTCCAGAAGCGTCGCATAAATCTTGGCACACCTGCTAAGGATTTTCGTGAAGCGACAAAGTTTGCGAAACCACTACCATAAAATTTTCGGACTTTTTCGTCAGCCTTCTTGTTTGGTAAAAGTTCGTTAACTTTGCTACTAGCTTTATAAATGGCCTCTGATCTATATCCGGAAAGCCAACATTTTTCTGTACGATCAATCTCGCCTTGGATATCATACTTATCGTTAAATCTACGAGGAACTTGTACCAAAGATTCATCCATTGGATCTCTCTCTAGACATTGTTTCTTCGATTTGCCGATAGGGAATCCGGCTGAGGTATCATTTGGACAACCCCCTAAACCAAATTCCCCTATGCCATCCATAGCTTCTTCATGAGAATAAATCCGAAGCATCTCTTGACACTCGTCCTTATTCTCCTTAATGGCTTTTAACGTATGTTCCTTATAATCATCAATCGCTTTAAGTAAAATATCACCCTCATAATGTTGGACTGGATTAGTCAACTTATTGAGAGTGGCCATACTCTTTCCCACATCATTAGGTTTGCGTGGTGGTTTATGTTTATTCTCACCAAAACTTTCTGATATACCTTTAAAAGGTGTTGGAACATAAGGAGTTCTAGCTCGGCTTTCAATAGGTTGTCCTTCTTTCAAGACTTTCCCAAAGAAAGTCACAACTGTCTTATCTTGCGTTCCATCTTCTCGAGTGTAAAGGGGTTTATCATTAACGATCGTGTAGGGTGCATCATAAGTATCCACCTTGACTTCCGAAGATGAATGAACCATTAAAGTTGGACTTGTACGTTCCAATTTTGATAGACCTTCTCTTAAAAGACCTTGTGTGATACAGGTTAAATACCCCGCATGGGATTCAATATACCCCGCGACATGGAAACCATAAATAATACCTTTAGAGGAATCTACATATGGTGCTCCACATAATCCACCAAAACCTTTAAAATCCAAACTGACTTTCAAACCAGTTCCCTTCTTAAGGGTATACTTAGTTATAGTCTGTTTGGTTCCATACAATAAGCCAGGTTTCTCTAAATAACCGTAGTAGTCTAAATCTTCAACCATTTGTCGTGCAGGTTGCTCAGACTTAATGACCTGGTTATCTGGAGATTTCCATAAGACTGTTGTTGCCCGAGTACGGAAATCAGGATACTCTTCTGGAAAAAATTGAGAAAAATTGGTACTAGCCGGGCTAGATGCTAAATGAATAAGGGCAAAATCACGCTCACGATCAATATAGCAATATTCTTCAGTCAACTTCTGATCTTTCGTCTTAGCACTAGGTACTCCAGGTGTTGTTGAAGTCTCAATATCAAATGGGTAAACTGCTGGAACAACATGAGAGGGAATCAAAATCACGTTTGACGCCACCATGATTCCATTCACAGTACCATACAACTCTCCCTTTGATTTTACGATCACAACACGCAAAGCCTTAGCCAGCGCTATCTGCAAATCACTACTCGTAGTAGTCTTAGAAACTTTAGTTTCTTTTGGTGTTAATCGAGAATAACCTTCTTTATAATCTTTCTCATCCTGTAAGATAACGCGATGAGCACCACCTCTGGGATAATTAAGAAGACGTTCAAATATCTCACTCTTATCATCAAAGAAACTTGACTTATCTTGGACAAATATTAATGGCTTAATAACACGGTAGCCATTATATAGGGCTATAAAAGATGCTCCAACAGCAAAATAACGTGTCATATTGGATCGCAAATGTTCTCGTACTCCTTCACATAAACATGATAGTCTATCACATCTACTTTCCAGTTCACGATCAACTTCTGCTACCATATAATGATATAATTGATATAAGCGTAAGGTAGAAAAACAAATAGAAAAAATTGCTAGTTTATGATTCAAAAGTGCGGCAACAGCTATTGATCCATAAAGAGCAAAAATATGTCTCCTTATTTCAGAACGATAACGCCATATTTTGGCATACAAGGCTCCATTACGATATAATTTCTTCATGGAGCTCATACAACCTGAAATAGCTGCCCGATAATCCCATAATTCCGCTGTGCTAAAAGTAGACCACGGTGAACCAAACATAGCAACTGCTGTATCTTCCTCTACGGCATCCTCCCAAATCTCACTAGTATCATCGTCTGAATCACTAGTATCATCGTCTGAGTTATTACAATAATCACACCAATCGTGACCCCAATTTAGAGCATCGAGGTGCTCACAATTGCACTCAATCTTCTTGCAACACACACATTCCAATTGAGATTCGCATGTACATACAACTGAAGGACAACCACATTCGTTACAAAATTTACACTCATCCAACTCTTTTTGGGCTCGAGCTTTTTCTTTCTGATATGCGATATGTCGTTTAACGTCCTTAGCAATAAAAGAGCACATAGCTGCAAAATCATGATCATCATCATCATACTTATTCCACTCACTGCGATCAATGTAATTCCAAACGATTTCTTTCTTCCCTGTGTCCTCATCAGTCTCAATGTGACTAAATCGTTTCAGAGTAAGCCTATAAACATCATACCTTGGTCTATCAAACTTCATAAGACCTCCATAAGAATTCTTAAATTCTTCTCGGGCTTCAACTGTTACATCGAGAGCAAAACGTCGTAAAATACTTTCAGGACAAACAGAACATTCAATAGCTCTCAAAGTCTCATCATTTGTAGTTCCCATGAATGAATCATTTTCTGGATAATAAATACCTTTATCCTTTGAATCAGCTTTCTCTAAAGGACGAGGAACTGTATTAACATAATTAAGAATTCTATCATAATTTGGTTTCTCATTCTTATTGTTGGCTATATCATCGGCACAAATAATTTTGTGCGTGGGAAAAACAGTTGATTCAAACTTTTCTGATATATTCACAAAGCAAACTTGCCCTCGTTCATTCGGATCATGTTCATATGCATGAAGTATGATCTTTGAACATATATCAAGTAATGTTGATTTTCCCGTTCCTGAAGGACCGGAAAATTTAACTGCATATGCTTCAAGCTTACGCGGTGCATCAGCAACAGAAGCATACAACTGGGATTGCTTATCAGTTAATGATCGAACAAAATTAGATACGCTCATGCGTTGTTGGGTGCTGGTACACCGTGCAATGAGTGATTTTGCAACCTTAATTGCCTTCCCTAAACGCTTTTCAAATTCCTTCTTAGTAAGATTAAAGCGATCTTTCAACTCAACCTCTTTATGAGCAATCACAAAAGGGAAAGCTTGCTCAAGAATTCGTACTTCGATTTCGAACTCTTGTGTCTCATCTTTCCCAAGAATAAAAACAGTCCAATCTCCTGTACGAATCTTCTCCCAGTTACCTAAGACAAATTCATAACACAAGAAAACCATTTCAATAACGTCTTTTACGTCAGGAAATTTAGATTTAAAGATATTAAATTGTTTTACAATAGTCTCTAAATCAATGGCCTCTAATGAGACTGCATCTATAACACAAGCATAAAGTGCTGAAACTTTTACGAAAAAAGTGGTAATATGACTCCACAATTGATCGTCTAAAAAGTCAGCACAATTAGAAAATAATCCAAGGATTAAATCCTTATAATTAGTCTTTGAATCTTGTGTAAATGCTACTTCAAAGGCTGCTTTCATCCAACAAATAGCATAATCTGCATACTCCGTTGGGAAATGACGAGAAAAGAAACTCGTCATATTAACTAACACCGAATCCCATTCAGGACACTTATAAATGTTATAAAGTGTCGTGAACAAGTCAACAAGAAAACTGAGCATATCTTCACCAACTACATCTCGTGCAGCTTTCATATACTCAATTACAGCCTGAAGACCATCAAGCAAAGCACAACCCACCTTCTTAAATGAAGTTTGGGCATATGCAATTCTTTTAATCTTCTTCTGCTTTTTCTTTATCCTATTGAGTTTTCGAACTTCTCTATCAGGATTCTTGTTGCTAAGACGCAACCTCCTAATATCCTCAACAAGTTCATTATACTCAATTTCTACTGACTTAAGAAGTTTCTGCTTCTTACGCTTCTCCCGTAAGTTACGTTGATACTTCCTAGCAGCATGTTGTTTCTCCACTCCATGATGTTCATCTTGGAAATGGAGAGGTTTCGTGGCATCCACCACTTCGGATTGTAAGCTATCCGCTAGCATGGGTTTTGTTGTTGTTTTTGTGTTTGGGTTAGTGATGTATTTAATTTTTACGAATTGTACCCATCAGTACTCTTCAACTCTGACTTCGTCTAGAGAATCCGGATTATGTTTCACCATGCACATCGGTCCGCGTGGACATATGCTCAAGGACGACGGATCGCAACGCCCCCTGATGTAGTAACCGCCTCTCGGCACACTTCTACAAAAGTGGTACAAATTCCTACCAATCTATATGGATTTTTATAGATCTTTCTATAATAGGTAATTCATAGTTAGTCCTAATGACATATCACAATCTCCTTCTACTCATCAATTTCATGAGCAAGTAAGTTAGCGACTGCTGAGTTTCTTCCAAGGATCTTGCATCCTCAATAACGTGAACCAATAGTATTCTCCTCCCTATGGAGGAGAGTTATTGTAAGAACACATGAGGGTAGCTTCAAAAAGGTCACCACAGCCAATCCATATCTAAGTAAATATTGATTATGTAGCGGTCAAAATTTCCCACTTCGATGAAAAATCTAAACAAATGCTTTTACGGGGACACCCCAACTGTTTCCAGAAAGCGAGATTAACAATATAACATTTTAATATAAAAACACTAGGATCATATTTGCCAAAAGCGAGTACTCAGGTCTCACACCTTTTAGCAATAATTCTAATGAAAATATATCAAAAATCAATAAA